GACATCAAATCTTGATGCACAACAGCGAAGACTTAATTTACATAGGTAATGCCCGTGGCACAACCTGGATAGAAATGTCTAGCGATGGTAAAATTGATATTTTTGCCGAAGACAGCATAAGCATTCGTACCAAACAAGATTTTAATTTTTACGCTGATAGAGATTTCAACATTGAAGTTGGTAGAAATTTTAATTTGAAAGTGGGCGAACGCCACCAAACAGAAATTGGCACAGACAAAATTCTAATTGTTGATTCTAACAATTTTATACAAGTTGGCGGAACTCATGATGAAACCATTGCGGATCAAACTAATATCACTGTGGGCGGTGGATTTGATCTTAATACCAGCGGCGATAATAAACTTACATCTGGCGGAAACATGGAAATTGCCGCTGCCAATACTACAATTTCCGGCGGCAATATCAATTTAAACGGCCCAGCTGCAGCCAGCGCCGGGTCTGCCACAGCTCCAGAGTCATTAACGACATTTGCTAATCCTGACGAAACTGAAAGCACCACAGACAGCATCATGTTACGTATTCCAAGCCATGAACCATGGCCACATCATGAAAACTTAGATCCTGCTAGTTTTAAACCTGATATGACTGACAGAGAAGCAGGAGGTGACGCTGCCGGGATTGCCGTACCTGAGTATTGGAAAAAATATTCTACAATAACTGACACATTCTCCAAGGAAATGCCTCCTGAGAACGAGGAGTAAATACTACTATGACAGCCAATCAAAAATTATTTAATAAGGTAGTACTAAAAGGCCCTGCTGCTCGCGCAAACGTGCCTGGATCTAAAACCTACAAGGGTTTTAGCAGTGTCAGCGGCGACAGCAAGAGTTATAGCCTTTATGATCTAGCCTTAATCAAGCAGGATATTATCAATCACTTTCATATTCGTCAAGGTGAGCGATTAGAAAACCCCACGTTTGGTACCATTATATGGGATGTATTATTTGAGCCGTTGACAGAAGATATAAAACAACTCATTGTAAAGAATGTTGAACAGATTATCAACTACGACCCTCGCGTCAATGCCAACAGTGTAATTGTTACAACCTACGAAAGCGGCCTACAAATAGAATGTACACTGACTTATCTTCCTTATAACATACAAGAATCTCTTCAATTTAAATTTGACCAAGCAAATGGCCTAATCGGCTAATTAAACTAGCACATAATAAAACCGATAAATATCTGTATATGGGAAGCAGATATGTCAGCAACAGATAGACAAAATAGATTACTAGTAGCAGAAGACTGGAAACGTATATACCAGAGCTTCCGTAATGCCGATTTCCAAAGTTACGACTTTGAAAATCTACGCCGCGTGATGATTAGTTACATCCGCGAGAATTATCCAGAAGATTTCAACGACTATATTGAATCGAGCGAATACCTTGCCCTAATTGACATGATTGCGTTCTTGGGCCAAAGCATAGCTTTCCGCGTTGATTTAAATGCCCGTGAAAACTTTTTAGAGCTAGCAGAACGACGCGAAAGTGTGTTGCGCCTAGCACGTTTGTTAAGCTACAAAACAAAACGTAATATTGCTGCATCGGGTCTATTAAAATTTAATACCGTAAGCACTACACAGTCAGTGTATGACAGCAACGGTAGAAATTTAGCCAACCAGGTTGTTGCTTGGAATGATCCAGCTAACACCAATTGGTACGACCAATTTATCAAAATTATCAATGCGGCATTGCCTGCAACTAGACAGTACGGAAATCCAGATGCAAAACAAGAAATCTACGGTATTCCCACGGAACAATATAGATTTCAAACAGTAAACACTTCTGTACCGGTTTATTCTTTTACAAAACCAGTAGATGGTCGCAGTATGAATTTTGAAATTGTAAGTACGACGTTTGCTGGAAAAACTGAAATATATGAAGAACCCCCTAGCATAGGAAACAGTTTGTCATTTTTGTACAGGGACAGCGGCCGCGGCAACGGTAGTTCTAATACTGGATTCTTTTTAAGATTTACTCAAGGTACATTGAATCAGGGTAGTTTTACACTTAGCCAACCAGCAACAGACGAATCAGTTGACCTTGATGCAGTCAATATTAACAATAGTGATGTTTGGTTATACAGACTAGACAACAACGGAACGGAAAGTGAGTATTGGGCACAAGTTCCTAGCTTTGAAGGCAATAATGTTATCTATAATAGTCTTAACAAAAGTATTAGAAACATATATGGTGTAGTAACCAGGGCCAGCGATAGAGTTAGCTTAGTGTTCAGTGATGGCGTGTTTGGCAATTTACCACAAGGTACTTTTAGAACATACTACAGAACCAGCAACGGATTAAGCTATTCTATTAATCCTAAAGACATAAAAAATGTTAGTATAGATATTCCTTATATTAGTCATGTTGGGCAAGTTGAAACACTGAGCGTAACTTTAAGTTTACAATCGAGCGTATCTAATAGCGGCCCAACAGAAACAAATGACAGTATTAAGTCTAACGCCCCTGCCACATACTATACACAAAATAGAATGATTACAGGGGAAGATTATAATATCAGTCCTTTAAGCGTTAATCAACAGGTTGTAAAAGTAAAAGCAGTTAATCGCAGTTCAAGCGGCATCAGTCGTTATTTTGACCTAGTTGATCCAACAGGCAAATACAGCAAAACTAATTTGTTTGCAGATGATGGTTTAATTTATAAACAAGAATACACTGATAGTTTTAGATTTAAATATGCCACTAGAACAGATATTGAGGCAATCCTTTATAATGAATTGTCAGATGTTTTAAAATCATCCAATCTTAAAAATTTTTACTACGATAATTTTGAAAAAATTCCTGTAAGTTTATTAGAAGTTAAATGGTACAACAGAACATTAGATGTTAATCAGAGTACTGGTTACATTGAAGATGTTGTATCGGGTACAAAGCAAAAAGTTTCTTCTTATACTGGTACTCTGTTACGATTTTTTACAGTGGGTGCCTTGATAAAATTTACAGCGCCTGCTGGATATTATTTTGATAAAACAAAAAACAACGAGTTGGTGCTCGGCTCAGCCACAGTATTGAATTCTGCTACATTTATTTGGACAAAAGCAGTATCAATAGCAGGGGATGGAACAGCCAACGGTACTGGACTGTTGTTTGACAAGTCAGGGCCAATTGTGCTAAATGATATCATTCCAGATACTGCAGTATTATCTGAAATCATTCCTGCTTGGAGAACCAGCATAGAATCCAGTACTATAACTGCCATGGTAGATTTGGTGTTTGGCAACAAAAAATTCGGTCTTCGATATGATATCGAAACAAGATTATGGAAAATTATTACGGAGACCAATCTTAACACCAGCGAAGTGTTTAGCCTTGGAAGACAAGGTGATGTTACTAATTCTAAAGCAGACAGCAGTTGGCTAGTACTATTCACAACAGATACAGAATACTATAATGTGACCAGTAGATTAACACGTTACATATTTGAAAGTGCTCAACAGGTAAGATTCTTCTTTGACTCAAGCGATAAAATTTATGATACTCGTAATAATACTGTGGTTAAAGATGTAATCAAAGTTTTAAATATTAATACCAACCCGTTGTCTCCAGGCGGTACAACTCCATTTACCTATGATAGAGATTGGGAAATCACTGAAGAGTTTCGAGGCCTAGATGGGTATGTTGATACTAAAAAAATTCAAGTTACATTCAATGACAGTGACGATGATGGTGTAGTTGATGACCCTACATTATTCGACCAATTAGTAACACCCAACACATACATCATATTAGAAAAATATGTTGTGGCACAAGGTCAAGAAGATTATCGTTATATTTCTAATGATAGTGATATTGTTGTTGTTGTTAACACACAAAATGATATAGTAATTTCTCAATACCAGGACGGTCAGTATTTTTATATTGTGGATATCGACACTGTTAAAAGATATGATAAAATTGCATCTGATTTTATTCCTACTCTTGACTACAAAGTGTTTGTGGGTAGAGACAAAATTAAATTTCAGTATATTCATAACGCTGATTACGAGTCACGTATTGACCCTGGGTTAACAAATCTTATTGATGTATTTGTACTAACCAAACAATATGATATCGCTTATCGACAGTGGTTGTCTGGCGCAGGAACTACTGAACCGTTGCCTCCTAGCAGCGATTTCTTGTACAATTTGTTAAGTCCTGAACTTAACAAAATTAAATCTATCAGCGATGAAATTGTATATCATCCTTCAAAGTACAAAGTTCTTTTTGGATCTAAAGCTACCGCAGACTTACAAGCAACATTTAAAGTTGTAAAAAATTCTGAAATAGTAATTAGTGATAACGATATTAAAACAAGAGTGCTAGTGGCAATATTAGAATTCTTTGCTTTAGAAAATTGGGAATTTGGAGATAATTTCTATTTTAGTGAATTATCAACTTATGTCATGAATAAAGTAGCTCCTTATATTGTAAATTTTGTCATAGTGCCTAAACAAAGCACGTTAAGTTTCGGCGGATTGTATGAAATTCGTAGCGAAAAAGATCAAATTTTTATTAACGGCGCCGCTATAGATGACATAGAAATTATTTCTACAATAACCGCAAGCAACATTAAGAGTGCCGTAATTCAAGCGAATCAAACAGCAGTGAGTCAGCAAACAATAACAAGTTCAGGGAGTAACTGATGGCCTATAGCAACGATCAAAACGAGCCAAAGGTACCTATTTCAAATGTAGAAAAGCGTTCAAGCGCTGACTTATTACCGAGGTTTTATAGAACACCAGGTAACAAGAAGTTTTTACAAGCAACAGTGGATCAGCTAATCCAACCCGGAACAGTTAAAAAACTTAACGGTTATGTTGGAAGGCAAACTGCCAAAGCTGTTGTGAGTTCAGATACATTTCTCCAAGCTGCTGACCAAACTAGACAAAATTATCAATTAGAACCTGCTGCAGTCATCCAAGACTATCTTGGAAATACTACATTTTTTAAAGATTACATTGATCACATTAATCACGTCAGTGTGTTTGACGGCGTCGTTGACAATCACAGTAGATTGAATCGTGAAGAATTTTATAGCTGGAATCCAAACATCTGCTGGGACAAATTTGTAAATTACCAACAGTATTACTGGCTTCCTTTTGGCCCTCGTTCTATTGAAGTGTTGGGTAATGAATTAGAAATTATTAGTACATACTCTGTTACCGGAGTAGACGAAACTGATAACGTTGCGTATTTGTTCAATCCCGAAGGTCCGTTAGAGGGGTTAATTAGAAATCCTAAAATACGACTATTTAGAGGCCAAACTTATGTTTTTGATATTGACGTTGCTGGGCATCCGTTTAGTATTAAAACTCAGCGCACTGCAGGCGACCTTTATAGATATACAAAAGGAGTCGATGTTTTTGCTGTTGAAAAAGGTAAAATTACCTTTACCGTTCCAGTAGATGCGCCCGATGTATTGTTTTATGTAAGTGAAAACGCAGTTGATACCGGCGGCGTATTTCATGTATTGGATATTACTGAAAATACTGCAATTAATCTAACTACTGATTTTCTTGGAAAAAAAGAATATGTTATTCCTAACGGCACCGCAGAAGGTTTACGAATTAGCAACGGCATGAAATTAAGTTTTGGTGGACAAGTAACTCCTGAAGAATATGCTAACGATTTTTGGTATGTAGAGGGTGTTGGAATAGCCATACGATTGGTTAAGGATAAAGATCTAGAAGTTAGAACATCATTTAATGAAGAAACTAGTATCCTGTTTGATGACAGTCCATTTGATCAATTGCCATTTGGTGATGCTAGCACATTACCTAGCAATAAAGATTACATAACAATCAATAGATCTAGCCCTGATAAGAATCCCTGGAGCAGATATAACAGATGGTTTCATCAAGATGTTATTATTGCCAGCGCCACCGCTAATAATGTTCAATCAGATTTAGATCAGACGCAAAGAGCGACCCGTCCTATCATTGAATTTAATGCAGGTATCAAATTACACAATCACGGTCTTAGCTCTAAACAAAACATTGATGTAATTGATAATTTTACAACAGATGTTTTTAGTACTATCGAAGGCAGTTTGGGTTATAACGTAGACGGTATTGATCTTGCTGATGGCATGCGAGTAATTTTTACAAAAGATACCGATATACTTGTTAGAAACAAAATATACCAAGTAAACTTTATTGATGTAGTTGTTCCTAGTCGACAATTATCTTTTAACGGAACTACATCAGTTAATATTGCCAACAATACTTTTACCTTTGCTAGCGAGCACGGCCTGTCTTCAAACAACAGAGTTACTTACTTAAACAATGGCTTTGATGCATTGCCAGGATTAACAAACAGACAAGTTTACTATGTAAAAGTTATAGATTCATTCACCATTGAATTACATACAAATGCTACATTGACAAAACAGGTAGATATATTTTCAGTAGTGGATGCGGTTTATAAATTTGAAGTTTTTTCCGGTAGTCGTAGACAAATAACATTGACAGAAGAATCAGACGCTGCCGCAATACTATACGAATCTGTAACAATAAATTATGGTGTTCAAGAAATACTCACAGCCAGTATCAATGGCAATCAAGGTCAGACCTATTGGTTTACAGGCATTACTTGGAAATTAGCCCAAATAAAAACACAGGTAAATCAAGCACCATTGTTTGATTTATTTGATAATAATCAAAATAGTTTTACTGATATTTCAGTTTACGACGGATCTACTTTCGAAGGTAACAAGATTTTCAGTTATAAAGTAGGAACAGGTACGGTTGACAGTGAGTTAGGTTTTCCACTAACTTATCAAAATATTAATAACATAGGTGATATTGTTTTTGAATTTAATCTATTAACAGAAAAATTTGCCTACAAACAATTAACCAATGTAATATACAAGGATACCGCAACTGGCTATTTAAAAATATCAAAAGATATTGATAGGGCCACCTACGAAAATGGATGGACCACAAGTTTAATCCAAGATTCGCAGCCTGTAGTAAGAGTGTTTAAGGATCATACATATAACGGAACATCTATCCCCTTTCCGATTGATGTGTTTGATAATAAAAACGATCTAACCGATTTAGAAGTTCGGGTTTATGTTAACGGAAATCGACTAGCAAAAGATCAATATACTGTCACTAATGGTGTAGTTAGAAAACAAATAGAGTTGGCTACGGCCGTGACAACTACAGATGTTGTAACACTACGATGTTTTGCCAAACAAGCAAAGAATTCTAATGGTTATTATGAACTGCCGATTAGTCTACAGAATAACCCGTTAAATCATAATGTACAACAGTTTACACTAGGTCAAGTAATAGATCATGTGGGATCTATTGTTGACAATATTACAACATTTACTGGCACTTATCCGGGTTACGGCAACCTTAGAGACATTGGAAATTTAAGCCCTTACGGTGTTCGCTTTGTACAACACAGCGGTCCAATGAATCTTAGTCTGTACCACCTAGGATCTAAAAGCGCCAACATAGTAAAAGCCATAGACATGGCAAGAAATGACTACGGCAAATTTAAACGAGCATTCATAGTTGCTGCAACTGAAAGCGGAATAGATACTGATCCACGCCGCCACGTTGATTTTGTTTTACAAATGATAAACAAGGACAGACCAAAAACAAGTCCGTACTACCTATCAGACATGTTTGGTTACACAGCTTCGAATAGAATAGAATATACTGTTTTAGATTCAAGAATAAAAACATATCCGTTAACTAGCAAGTTTGGATTATCGACTCTATCTAATAAAAGTGTCAACATTTATCTAAACGGAGAACAACTTACACACGGTCGAGATTATATATTTGGTGATGATGTATTTTTTGAATTACTAGTTGACATCTCGCAAGATGATCTTATTGAAGCATATGAGTATGAAACTACTGATGGATGTTTTTGCCCTGCTACTCCTACTAAGTTAGGATTATATCCTAAATTTGAACCTAAGATTTATCTAGACGATACTTACGCCGAACCTACTCGAGTAATACAAGGACACGATGGTAGCATCACTGTTGCTTTCGACGATTATAGAGATGACTTAATTTTAGAATTAGAAACTAGAATTTTTAACAATATCAAAAGTGAGTATAATTCAGATATTTTTAATATTTACGATTTTATTCCAGGTTATAGCAGAACAACACCGTATTCATTTAAAGAATTTAATAGGATATTGTCTAAGTATTTCTTCCAGTGGACAACTAACATTCAAGAAGATTACACAAAACATGTTGGATATGATCAAACTGATAGTTTTACATATAACTATCGAGGCAACTTCACTCCTGACAATCAGGATGTTCCTGCAGCATGGCGCGGAATTTATACATGGTTACTAGATACAATTCGCCCACATAGTCATCCATGGGAATGTTTAGGATTTAGTATCGAACCGCCTTGGTGGCAAGATGTATATGGTCCATTGCCATACACAAGCGATAACTTAATTTTATGGGATGATATTAAAGAAGGTATTATTAGAGAACCAGGTGTGCCTATCAGACGAGATGTTAAATTTGCTAAATCTTCACTAGCCTATGGATTACCGGTCGACGACCAAGGCGTATTATTAAGTCCTAAAGATTCTGGAATGGTAGATGGTACTATACGATCAGGCACCGGCGGCTATTTTGAATTTGGAGACCAAGCCACGGTTGAAGCGGCGTGGAGACGCAGTAGCTATTATTCGTTTGCTCTTATCGAAACATGTTTACTAATGCAGCCTAACAATGTATTGGGTCGATGTTTAGATAGAAGTAGAATTGTAAAAAATTTAAACAATCAATTAGTATATTCTGAAACTGGATTGCGTTTACAATTAGAAGATATTGTTATCCCTTCGACTAGTAATAGAAATGGAGATACTAGATCTTATACTTGTGGACTAATCAACTATCTTGTAGATTATCTGTCAGGCGATAATGTCTTACGACTAGACGAATATCAGTCAGATTTAAAATCTCTTACAAATAAAATAACAACACGGGTAGGATCGTTTACAAGCCAACCCAAATATAAAATCTTATTAGACAGCAAAACTCCTAGTAGTACAGGCGGAGTGTTTGTGCCAGAAGAAAATTATTATGTGGATTTAAATATTTCCAGCGCCATAACAAAAGTTGTTTACAGCGGAGTAATAATAACAAAGTTTGCCGATGGTTTCGAAGTAAAAGGCTATAGTTTTAATAATCCGTATTTCACTTATTATCCATCTAGACAAGATGATAGGGTAATAAATGTCGGCGGCATCAGTGAAGGCTATATTACTTGGAATTCTGGTCAAGTTTATGCTGCTGGCAAGATTGTTAAAAATAACAATCAATATTACAGAGTAAAAACTAACCATACTAGCGGCGAAACATTTGACAGTCAATACTATGCTAGACTATCTGAATTACCGGTTGTAGGTGGTAGAGACGCCATTTTAAGAAAAACTTGGGACTACGACGAACCGCAAACTGTGGCATACGGTACTAAGATAACAACTATACAAGGTATAGTTGATTTCCTACAAGGCTACGGTGCCTACTTAGAACAACAAGGATTTGTCTTCGATGACTTCAACAACGAACTTGCTGTTATCACTAACTGGGAAACTAGTGTAAAAGAATTTTTATTTTGGTCAACTCAAAACTGGGGTGAAGGCTCGGTAATAAGTTTAAGCCCAGCTGCTAATAGATTAATTTTTAAATCTAATACTGCTGCAGTAGATGATCTTACCGATCCATTTTACGGGTACAGTATTTTCAGAGTTGACGGTCAAAAATTAGATCCAGAGTTTATAACAACTTATAGAAACGACGGCGAATTTACATTACAGCCGCAAGACACAAATCACGGAATATTCGGTGCTACACTATTTCTTGTACAAAAAGAACATATTGTAGTGTTGGATAATACAACTTTATTCAATGACACTGTGTATGATCCTGAAGCAGGATATAGACAAGAAAGAGTTAAAGTATTAGGCTATGTTACCAGCAACTGGAATGGCAGCTTTGAAATTCCAGGTTTTATCTACGACAGGGCTATAGTTAATGCGTGGACACCGTGGACTGACTTTGCACTAGGCGATATTGTTAAACACAAAGAGTTTTATTATAGTGCTAAGAGTTTCTTAGCGGGTACCGAAACATTTAATGACGACAGTTGGGTACTGTTAACAGAAAAACCCAAAGCAGAATTGTTACCTAACTGGGATTATAAAGCTGAGACCTTTGCTGACTTTTATGATTTAGACACTGACAATTTAGATAGCGGACAGCAAAAAATTGCTCAACACTTTATTGGATACCAGAAACGTCAGTACCTTGAAAACATTATTCAAAATGATGTAAGCCAATACAAGTTTTATCAAGGCATGATTATTGAAAAAGGCACACAGAATGTTTTAAACAAACTGTTTGATGTGCTAAGTGCCGATGGCATGGAAAGTTTAACATTCGACGAAGAGTGGGCATTCCGTGTTGGAGAATATGGCGCAGTGGATACATTTGACGAAGTTGAATTTAAATTAAACGAAAGAGAATTTAAAACTAACCCTCAACCAATCGAGCTAGTAAACGCTATCGATCCGTTGCTAACAGATTTTGTTTATAGGCAACGTCCTGTTGATGTATATGTTAAGCCATACAATTATACTAATGATATTTGGCCAGTTAATACTACTGGCACATATTTAAGAACTCCTG